TCGCTTTCTACTTTGCTTCTTCTTTTGTTTTTCTTGCCTTTGAGTGGTGGGCGTGTCTTTTTAAATTTGGCTAGTTTCTTGCCTATGTATTTTTTGTTATTGGTCTTATTGGTAATAAGATATACAAATCCTTCGCAGTCTTCTGGTAATTCGTCTATATTTTTACCTTGATAAGTCCATAGCATACGGATACTTACCCTGCCTTATACTTCTGGTGCCTCTTTCTTGGAATTATGCTTGTCATGAACTTCGTCCATACGTATTTTAGCTAGTAGACGGATTTCACGAAGCCATTTCCGAGTTTCACGATGTGTACGCACAGAGTTTCTCGCTTCGAATTTTTCACTTGCTTTGAAATATGCCATATAGGCTTTGGTTAGCTTATCATGTGTATCGTCATTCATTATGTATTTCTACATCATTTTCATATGATGTAAACCCGTTTTCCTTAATTACTTTTAAAACATGTGTTACTCTTCCAACTAGTTCATCTTTATGTGATATCAAATATACGTTTTTATCACGTTCCCTGCCCATCTTTTTCAAGATAGCAAGAGAGTTTTCAACACCGCTAGTATCCATACCTGAATCAACAAGCTCATCAATGAACAGCAGATTAATGTTTTGATACAAGCTCTCCCAAACATCTCTGAAAGCAAAACTCATACCAAGAATCAACCTGTTACGCTCACCTCTGGAAAGATTGTCGAAATCAAGATCCTGTCCAAGCTGTGTAATTTCCACAGCCAAGTCATTCATGAAAACAACTTGATGTGGTAATCCTAGCTTGTCAAGATAATGAGTGAGCCTGTTGTTCAGATATGCCAAGTTTTGATCTATAATCTTTTTACGAATAAAGCTGTCTTTATTAGTAAGCAGTTTTAGCAAGAACTCTTGATGTTCTTTTAGATCATTTAAAGCGTTGATTGAACTCCAATCAACTTCTTGGATTCCGGTGTTTGTCAATTCATCTATTTGTTCCTGATAAGGATCGTTTTCTTCTGTGCTATTTTCTAAAGCCTGTTTTAATTGTGCTACGTTTTGTTTATGATCATATACTTCTTTTATGGTTTCATAAAATGTATCAGGCCTTCCGTTTATATCACCTATTTCGGTTAGCTGGTCAGTTGCTATTTTAAGTTTATCTGTAATCTCTTTTTGATACGCAACAGCATCTTCAAGTTCTTTAGCTTTTGTGTTTTCTATTTCCTTGACTTTGTCTTCTTGTAATTCTTGACCACAGGCATAACATACAGCATTGTCAAGCTCTGATATATCTTTAGTCACAGCGTCTACTGATTTGTCTGCTCTTAGTAATGCTGACTCAAGAGTAGAACTTTCTTTTTGAAGATTATTAATTTTTGTGTTTAATTCTTCCCAGTTTTGTAATTTTTCATGTTTTTCAAGTTCAATATCCACATCAAGATGTTCTAATTCATCAATACCTTTTTGTAATTTTTCGATGTTTGTCTTCTTTGTAGATTCCCAAGCACTTTGTTTCAATTTAAGACTATCGATTGTTTCTGTAATTCTTTCATTGCTTTGTTGTTGAGCAGTAATTTTTGCGTTTTCTTCTGTTATGCTATCTCTTGTCTGCTTAATTTTTTCTTTTAGTACTTCTGCTTTTTCAGAAAGTATTGTTATTCCCAAAAGTTGTTCTATAATATCTTTCTGATCATTTACTTTCATGCTTAAGAAAGGCTCAGTATACGTGTTCAAGGCAAGTATATGCTTAAACATATTATGACTCATTCCCAGCAAGTCATTTATTGTTTCTTGTGTTTTTCTACTGTCACCTTGGCTTTCGTCAATCAACTCTTGTTCTTGATCATTTATAAAGAACTTTAGTACATTAGGACCTCTACCACGTTCTACTTTATAGCTAGTTCCGTCTTTTTCAAAGGTTAAAGTAACCAACATTCCTTTGTTGTTTGTCTTGTTGATTAGATTATTACGTTTGATATTAGTTAAAGCAACACCATACAAGGCGTAACTTAACGCATTTACTATTGTTGTTTTACCAGTACCGTTTCTTGACCCCATATCGTCACCACCTTGGTCAAGATTTTCACCAAGTACTAGTGTCAATTGTTGTTTGTCAAAGTCAACTGCTTGGGTTTGATTACCCACACTCATAAAATTCTTAACTGTAAGGCTTTTTATTTTAATCATAGTTCGTCATAAATCCTTAACAGCGTGTTCTTATCATAATTTTCTGTATCAATAGCAGTGATCTCCTTTGTTACTATTTGATCAACACTTTCAAATGTGCTTATATCGATATCTGTATGAATTTCTTCGTCTTGTTGACTAGGAATAAGAGTAATTTCTCTACAATCATATTCATTTACAAATGTTTCTTTTATAAAACTTGCTTCTTCATATGAAATTGGCAAGTCTAATGTTACTCTAAGATACATTTTGCTTTTTAGTAATTTTTCTTTTTCATCAAGTAGTTTTGATAACTTTATAGTTCTATATTTCGGACAATTATCCCAATCAATATACACAGGTTCTTTGTTGTTTTCTTTATCTAAAATCATCATGCCACGCTTGTCGTCCCAAGCATCAGCATAATTGTGTGGAAAAGCATTGCCCATATAATGAATTTTACCTTGAACTTGTCTTTTATGAAAGTGTCCACTAAAAACATATTCTTGATTCTTGAAATGTTCAGCACGTAGTTCACCATGCTCAGGCATTTTAACCATTGCGTTCATATAAAAATGAGGAAGTTCAAAATGACCAAACATATATTTGGCCTTTATTTTTGACATTAGCTTCCATTCATCTCCGACTAGCCAAGGAACAAGAGCAACATCGTCTTTTTCTAAGATTTCGTCTACGTATGTAATACCAGGAATATGTTTTGCGAATTCTAATGAATATATATCACGTTTATCTTTGTAATATAGATCGTGATTACCAGCAAAAAAATAAAAATTTTCAAAAGATTTACCAAGTTTTTCTAAACACCTAGTAGTAGCATCTAATGTTTGTACATTTATTGTATTTCTATTGTGATGCCAGTCACCACAGAAGATACCAGTTTCACAACCGTTAGATTTTCCTTTTTCAATAAACCAATCTACAAATTCTTCACAGTCTTGTAAATGGATTTTACTGTTAGACTTCAATCCAAGGTGGATATCAGTGAACACCGCCGCTTTTTTAAACAAAATACAATCCTTCCGTGTACATAATAGTAAAATAAGTGTAGTTTGTCAACCTATTTTTCTGTTTTTTGGTTAACCCCATGATCTCTTTGTTGCCTTTCCCACTCACCTTGAGCTTGTCTAGTATAACTTGGATTCATGTGATTCATTTCCAGAATGTCATCTCTTATATTTTGATTACGTTTTTCTATATTGATGACTCGAACAAAACTATTAGTCACAGCCGCCGTATAATAGGCAAACGGATTGTTTGATTTTGATTCATCAAACTGTAAACCTATTTGTGAAAGCTGTAATATTGCTTGTCCACGCATTTCATCATTATAAGTATAACCACGAACGTTACCTCGTGTAGCGTATCGATCGCAAAGTTTCATCCACATCAAAGCTAATTTATTAGTAACCTTACCAGCTTCCTTGGTAAAGTGTCCATTTTCCATTCCGCCTTCCCAATGGCTTTTACCTACGCAAACTAATTCACCAGATTCATTATACTTGTAATGTTGGAATGGAGGAAAGTTTACTTTTGTTTTTGTGTCAGCTATTGTTTTTGGATTCTTTTTACGTCCTGGTTCTTCCGGAATGTGTTCATAGGTCATTATCCGAAATATAACTTCTTCTTTAGCTATTTTTCGATAGTCTATTTCAAATTCCGCTAATTTTACTCTTTTGCCTTGTGCCTTTGCCGCTTCAAATGCTCTCTGTTGTAATTTTTTTGCCTTGTTTCTTTTTGCTTCTGCTACTGTTCTTACATTTACTTTGGCTACTTCTGGTAGGATTATATCATAGTCAGCATATTCTTTGTCTGTAAAACTACAAAATGTAGACTTGGACTTGTGTATTTCCGCCAGTATATCCTTGTTGTTTAAATAATTAATTCGTTTTGTCATGCTTTCTCCAAGATTCATACCACATTATAATATACTCTGTTAATTTTGTCAACTAAATAATAGTAAGGAG